TCGTCTCCTTTATTTGCTTTATATATAGCTAATTTCTTAGGACGTTGGTCAAGATAGTCTTCAATAGTAGAGATATTAATCTCAGATGCACCTAGTTGATGAAGATTGTAAATGCTTTCAAAAATTACTTTATGGAAATCCTATATGAAATCGTCAAGAGAAAAGGAGTATGATTCATTATCAATTAAAGAAGGATTTTGATAAACGCAGCCTATAACTTGAATAATGCTTGAAATATCTACATATCTTGCTTTACTCATTCATCTTTTCCCTTCCCTTCACTTTACTATTACATTCAGAACAATTAGACAATCAGATTCGAGAAAAAAGACAAAGGATAGCTGCTCTATTCGAGGTTCTTGAGTATCCATTATAAATTCACAGTTACCATGCTGAATAATTTTTTTCATTTGGGTTTCCTCTCTAACAAATCTTCTTTTGGAACACTCCAACATACTCCACTTTTTGTTAATAAAAGAGCATTTTTATTTTTCTCATCATATTCTCCAGTAAAAAGACCTGATTTGATTTTATTCTCGTAATTATTAATATACCACCAATATCTTTTACCAGTTTTCATCTTTTTCCTTTCCCCTTACTACACAATTACATTCAGGACAGTTAGATTGGAGTAAAAAGACGAGGGATTGCTGTTCCATTTGAAGTTCTTGAGCATCCATTATAAATTCACAACCACAGTTTTCACAAACGAAATAATATTTTACAAATTTACCATGCTGAATAATTTTTTTCATTTCTAACCACTTCTCCCAAACAGGTTGTTAATTCAAAATTTATAAAATCATATAGTCCACATTCACTACAACTCTTACAACAGTCTGAGCAATAGTGTTCAGCAGCTTGTTCTATTTCCTCTAAAGAAAATCTATTTTCCATTTTAATCCTCCAAATCTAATAAATGCGGCGGCTGCTGCCATGCTCGCGGAGACTGGATATTAAATTGTACCGGCGTCCGCTTTATTTTTGTCTGTTTATTCTTCTCTTGTGTTTGATAAAGATTTTGATAATATTCTTTAACCTCATCATAAATATATGGAATAATACCTACACCACCATGTCCCTCTTCTAAAGAACCATGATTAATTTCATAAAACCAATGTAGGCATCCTCTCATACCGCTCCAGGTATATCCAAATTGTTTCATGTATTCTTCGGCTTGAGTATTTATTAGCATAAAATTATAATCTTTACCATAAATTCTTTTTACTACTTCAAAGAAAGCATCTTTCTCCATTTGTTCTAGAGTTTTTTCATCTGTAACATCATATGGAGAACAAGTCTTATGAGCATATCTTCTTGCTCCAACTTTTACGGCTTCTTCTTTATCTCTGTCAAATTCTTTTCCACAATAATAACATTTTACTTTGTGAGCCATAATTTTTTTCCTTTTTTTATAATATTATTATATCATAAAAAAAAAGTGATGTCAAATAAATTTAACACCACTTTAATTTAATTATTCATTATTACTAAGTAATTCTTTTAAATCAAACAAACAAAGTGAAACTTGTTCAACCTGATCTCTTGTTGCTGTAGTAACTTTCTTACCCTTGCCTAAATACTTGTCTGTAATTTCAACAATTCTAGGTGCAAAGAATGACATTCTTGATTCAGGAATATTTTTAATTAGAGTTGTAAATTCTTCAATAATTTGATCAAAATTTAACTCTTCTTTTTGGATAGGGACATTTCTTTCTTCAGTTATAAATTCTTTTCCAGAATGTCTGGCCTCTTCATCTATTGCTTTATTTAAGGCTTCAACAAGAGAATCATATGAAAACTTGATTTCTGGTTCCATATATTTAAAGCGAGATCCACAGTCAATTGTATTATCAAGAGAACGAAGTGTAAGAACGCGCTAAGGGGCTCCCTATTTCACAACTGTATGTGCATAAGCATATATATCAACCATATCTTTGATAATTAAATTATAACTATTTCCAAGAGTGGGAATAATTTGATTGAACTGTGTTCCATCTTGTCTTGTAAAAGTTTTATCTTTATCATGTGAAATAAATAAAACAGCATACCCTAATTGAGTGACTTCTCTAAAAGTATCTTCTAGTTCACGTTTTACCCGAGACCAACCTTGACCATAAGGAATTTGGTTTAGTGTATCTACACCAGCTTGAGAAATTATATATTTTTCACAGGCGGCCGCAGCAATATCAATTGTATCAATTACAATACTGTGAAAGGTTTCTTTTACATCTTTCTTTTTTAATTCACGAAGAATCATTTTCATTTCTGACCAGGTTGTAACATCTTGTGCATATACATTAGGAAGAGCATTATATCCTTTTTCAAATGCTAAGATTAAAGCTCCTGGCATTTGAGATCCAAATGTAGTTTTACCAATTTTACCTGGGCCATAAATATATGTAATATAACCACTTAAATCTCTACTGACTTTATGTGGTTGCAAATTCATTAAATTAATTGCCATTTTTTACCTCACTATTTTCTTTATTCATACTTATAGTTTAGAAAAGGGGGAGTAAGTCTATTACTTACTCCCCATTATATTAGAAATTAAATTTACCCTGTGGGACTGCGTTAGTAGGAGCTGGAGCAGGCTGAATAGCATTTCCATGTTCTGCATAATACTGTTTTGCTCTAGTCTTAATAACTTCAAGGTCAACATTTCTCTTTGCAAGAGCAGCATTAATTTCTTCTTCTGTGATATTGGTTTCATCACCAAATCCATAAGGATCGGGTCTAGCACCTGTTACAACCCATTCACGAGCAGTTCTTTCAGAATATTCTACCTGAGGAGCACCCCAGGCACTCTCAATTTCTCTTTCAATCTTCTGAGTTGTATTTACAATTTCACCCCAAACCTGAGTAAAAACAGGTTCTCCTTCATTAACACCAAGACTCTCGAAGTAATCAATTGCTCCAGGATCTCTGGCAATAAGAGTAAATGGAAGAATATCTTTTCTAAAATTAAAGATTGCACAACGAATCTGCGCATACATAGGAGCGTTTTCAGGCTCTCTTACATCCACTCTATTAATTACTGCATCAAAGATGAACTTATGTCTATTAATTCCATCAGGGCAAAGAGTTGAAAGGAATGTAATGAAACCACTTTCATTTCTTTGCTGGGATACAAGTTCATCTCCGCCCTGGGGATAGAAGTCGTTAAGGGCGGCCGCACTATTAATCTTCAGCTTTGTGGCCATATCCTTACCATCCTTAACCCAGGTCTTACCAGTTTCCATAATTCTCTTCAGTGCAGGATAACGAGAATCATTTTTGTTATTAGCAGTGATTTCAGTAATGAAAGTGTAATGAACATCAATAACATTCAGACCTTCATCATCAGTAGCAATAGAAACAGTACCACTAATAAAAGGCTTTCCAAAATAAGTTGACGCTTGGTTCTGAACTTCCTTAACTGTTAGATCAAAATCATAAAGTCTACCTTCAATTTCTTCTCTGTTTACAATATTTTTTCTCATTCTTTTTTTCCTCTTAAAAATTTATTTATCAACTTTATATTTTTATTATATCATTTATTTTTTTATTTGTCAATGCCGTATGTAATTAATTGTTGTCCATAAGGTAAACTTTTAATCCAATCACAAAATTCATGCCATTCAACTAATTTATGATTTCTACGTTGGGTATAAATGTTTCTTAAAATCTAATAATTTAAAGTTACTGTTCTAGTTTGAAGCCACCCATTAGGAAGCCATCTAATTAATTCTTTCCAGTATCTTTGATCTTTTGTTTCTAAATAACGTTGTCTCAGTTGTTCTAGATCATCAATAAAACACATAACTCTAATGTCCCAATCTGTTTCATCAAGCATACGAAGAGAACCATCATAATCACCTAGTTCAAATCGTTCTTTTGTTATGGGAGTAGATGAAAGTTTATGCATCGTTGATGTTGAATTTGCAACGGTACCTACTTTATACGTATCAAACTCTTTCCCATTTGTGGACTATCTTTTACTCTTATTTTTATAAGAGGACACCATTTCGGTTTTCATAAGTTTCGTTTCCTAGAGCTTAGCTACGTATCAATAGTAGCCCTACTTCCCTGCCCAGAAGGCTTAGGGAATAGTCTCTACAGGTTTTAATTTATATTAAATCTTTTAGGTCATAAGATTGATTATATTTTATTACTCTCAATTCAATATTATTATTTTTACAATATTCTATTTTTCTTTTATCATTTTCAATTAAAGTCTAATAAGCTAATCCCCACTCACCTTGAGGTTTTTCATAATGTTGTAATCCATTATATTCAATCAAATGAGATAACTTATTATTTTTAAAAACAGCAAAATCGAATCTTAAAGATCCTCCATTTATACCTTTTAAGTCTGGAAAAGTATATTGAGTAGAAAATTCAATATTATTTTCTAATAATATTTTTGTAATTTTTTGTTCATTAAAAGAATGAACACATCCACATGAATTAATTTTTCCTTCTCTAATATGATAACCTGCGGAAATAAAGTGTTTTCCGCAAATTTTACAAATACAATTCCAATAAGCATATCCGTTTTTTGATTCTGCTTTAGATAGAACTTTAATTCCTTCATTTTCAAAACCTGTCATATCAGTAGTATTTAAACTGGCTTTTTGTTTTTGAAAAC